TCACGACGCTTGGTGATCAAGTGTGACATGGAAATCGGTCACACCTTGGGACCAAACTGTGACCGATTCGGCGTGTTGTGCCAGATGGTCTGGCGCAAGGTGCGCATACCGAAGAACCATGTCGTAACTCGACCATCCACCCAGTTCCTTCAGTCGCTCAAGCGGTGTGCCACTCTGAACGTGCCAGCTAGCCCAAGTGTGCCGCACATCGTGGAATCGAAAGTTTTCGACGTTCGCCCGCGCACACGCGGCGAGCCATTGCTCCCGATCCCACGACGTGATCCGCTTGCCGTTTCGAACGAATACAAACCGGTGATGCTTGCCGATCTGTTTGCGGATCAGTCCGATGGCCTCGCTGTTAAGAGGAACGCCAATCGACTTACCCGCTTTCGCCTGATCTGGATGAATCCATGCGCGACGAGCAACCAGATCGAGCTGCGACCATTCGAGGCCAAGAATGTTTGCTTGTCTAAGTCCGGTCGCAAACCCAAAGGCTGCAACATCACGCATCCAGTCGCGATTGATTTCGCGAAGCAGCCGCTGCGCCTCCTCTTTCGTAAGCCAGCGAATCCGCTTGTTGGACTCTTTGGAGCACTTCAGTATCGGCGCTCGATCGATCCACTCCCACCTTACGGCAGCATTGAGCATTCCGCGAATAGTTGCAAGATACCGGTTCCGCGTTGCTACCGAGGTAGCCTTATCCAGGCTCCAGCGGCCACACTTTTCCGGAAGAGCTTCTATGATCTCCGCCGACGTCAGGGAATCGATGTAGCGGCCCTGAAAATACGTGCCGAAGTGTCTTAGGTGGCCCACGAAGTTGATGTAATTCCGCTTCGATGCCTGCTCTTTGAGGTATCTCACCACGGCTTCTTCGTAGACGTGACGCTGCCGCTCCCCGAGCTTGTGCACGCGCCACAGTTCCGCTTTCAGCTTGTCGTGATACTCCTCAGCTTCCTTCCGGTCGGAAGTCCCACAAGAGCGGCGTATTCTTTCTCCGCTTGGCGTGCGGAGATCGAGGTAATAGACGCCGCCGCGCTTTCGGATGGACATTGGTAGCTCTCCTTTTCTTCCGCCCGCGCCGGTCGATCGGCATTGTAACCGGATGATTTCGATTTCAGAATTTCAGGCCAAATTCGCCAAACCCCTCCGACTTTGAAGAATCCCAAGGCTCGCCGATTGGCATAGATTGTCGAATACGAAACAGCGAGCAAATCTGCAGCTTCTTTGAGGGTTAGTGCTCGTTCCATGGCGGTATTCATTGCATTTACATTGTTAGAACGTGCGTACGTTCGGTGTGCGCCGCGTGAGCGGCGCTGCGTCCTTCTGGATTGCTTTTGCGGGCGTCAGCCCGCTGCAGTCCGCCTGCATCGAAGTACCGTTGACGCTCGCCAGTGCGATAGCCGGGCGCTTCTTCGCGTGTTCCCGCTTTCGCGGCAGCGGACGTGGGGTAGAAAGGGCCGGGCGCGAGGTCAATTTGCGACTCCTTTCGGAAACGGCCATGCGGATGCAGGGTCGAGGCCGGACTTTGCCTCCTGTGTCGGGAATGCGGAATCCAGCAGGGCGCGGTTCGACGTGAGTCGGCGCTTCTCTGCGATGGCCTCCAGTACGCCGGTCACGTCCGGTCGTTTCCCTTTGGCCGTCGCGTTGGCAAACTCGGGTTTCCAGTCAGGGTCGGGCATAGCGATAGTCTCGTTCGCCCACGCGAGAATTCGCTTGAAGGCTGCCTGTTCCGATTTCGTTCTGCCGTGGATCGGGGACTTGATCATCTTGATGAGCTTTGCTGCGCCCGAGCGAATAGCTTGAACGCGCGTCCATACCACGAGCGATGCGGACGACATCTTCAGCGGGGCGCTCGCGAAGCTGGTGCCGGTGTTGTATTCGATCGAGTAAATCCATGCGCCGGGTGCAGGCTGTGCGACGCGAATGTAAGCGAGCGGCCCCTTGATTCTTCCAGCCCGCTCAGGGCCGTACACTGTATCGGCCGGCTCGCAGCAGCCGTTTTCGTCCGGCTCCGAGATCGGCCAGACCCTTCCGGATGAGGGGGGGGCGAGTAGATCGGCAAGGGGCATCAATGCTCCGTGAACCGCGTCGATGGTCGGTCGAGACAGATTGCCGAAGCCACCGTCGTGCAGCACGGCCTGCAGCGCCTGCAAAAGTTGCTTTGACTGCTTCTCGCTGATCTTGGAGGGGGCGCTTTGGCGCGGAGCTGTCTGTACCGGCGGCGTCTCGACAGTGACGTCCGCGGCCGTCGACGCGGCGAGCGAAGCAGCGTTGTTGGTGGGGGCTGCAGGCGCTGTCCGTTCAGGCGATGGTGCCGGGTCCGGGTGCGTGTCGAGCAGGGGCGCTGCTTCGAGGTACTTCTTTGTCACCTTCGTCTTGCCGGCTTCCGCAGCTTTGGAGATCCCGACGACAATGCGTTCAAGGGCCTTGTCGCCGCCATGCAGGCGGATCTGTTCGATCGCCAGCGTGCCGGTGCATTGACCGTCGCGTACGAGCTGGTGCAGTTCAGCCGGTGCCCGCTCGAGCAGGCCAACGTCGCGAATCGTTTGATCCGTGACGTTCAGGCGCTTGCAGATCGTCGCGAGGGTCATGCCGTGGATGTCGCGCAGCTCGGCGACGGCCGCAGCCAAGTCAAGCGGCGACGACCGCTTGCTGTCGTTGCTGAGATAGCCGTCGATTACCATCTCAGCGCGGTTGACGGTTTTGGCGTCGCGGACGACGACGGGGATCTTGCCGACCTCCTTGCCGGCTTCGATTGCCTTGCCGACTGCGAGGTAGCGGTGCTGCCCCTTGTACACGTAAAGCAGATCCTTCCCGTCGACCTTTCGCGCGTAGCAATGGAGCGGCGACCCCTTGTCGTACCCGTTCTCGATGATAAGGTTAGCGAGGTGCGTCACCCATTCGGGGTCGACTGGTCGGATGTTGTCGGCCGGGTCATAGTGGAGTTGACCATAGGGGACCATCCACAGGTCCGCCGACGTCGCGCCGGCTGCGGCTGCTGCAGCCTTGATGTTCCCGGTCGGAATCGGTGCGGTCAGGTCGAGAGGTTGGGTGCGGTCGTCCATCATGCGATCCTCCGGCGTTGAACGAGCTGTTCGAGGCGTGCGACCTCGAGGTCGATGCTCTGACGGAACAGGCGCAGATAGCGCAACGCTTGCGCGGCGGAATCTTGCAGAGAGTCGGCCGTGACCTCGAGCGAATACAGGTGCGGGAACGAGACGGCGACGTGGCTCCCTTGGTTGCGCGTGACGATCGGATGGAACGCGGGCCGCGTGTGCATCGAGCCGGCGGTGACTGCCGCGTATGCCGCCCGTCGGGGCTTGAACGTGTCGTCGGGGGTGCTGGTGTACGTGCCGTCCGCTTGCTTGCACGGAATCGGAAGCGGCGGGGCAGCATCGGATCCGGCCAGCCAGTACACGAAGCGCAGATCGTGAGGGCGAGGCTGGCGGCGAAGCAGTCCGCCGCGAGCGAGCTTATCAATGTGCTGTGCCGCGACGCTCGCCATATCCGGGAAGTGCGTCCTGCAGACCTCGTCGGACGTCATCGCGCGCGTCAGACGGCGGAACACGTCGAGGATGCGAATGGTGAGGTCTGCGCGTTGACCTGCCGTCAGGTCAACGAACGGATTGAGCGGCTGTGCTGCATGTGCCGGTGCTGACGTCATGCTGCCTCCCGGATCGGCTTACGGGGTTTCTTCGCCTTGGCGATCGCAGCGGATGCTGCGACGCCTGCTGCGCGTTTCGCGTCGCGCAGGCGCTTGATGGCGGTGGCGCAGTCGGCCTCGCTCGGGATCGAAATCTGCGTGCCGGCAATCTCGGCCCCGTCGAGGATCATGTAAAGCGTGTGCAGGCTGTCAGGAAGGGGGCGTCGAGCGACGACGTACTTGCCGACGAGAATCGGCGTTGTCGGGCGCTTTGCGTTTCGGTCGTAACGAACGACGGTTCGCAGGGACAGTGTGTCGCGACGCTCGACGTCGAAAAGAGGCTTGGCTTTGACTTTGATTCGCGGCATGGCAGGTCTCCATGACGCCGGGGCCCTTGCCCCGGCAGGGTCGGGGCGGTTTAGGCGGTGACTCGGTAGGCGGTCGGCGGCTCGTCGACTGGGCTGTCTTGGAACACGTTGACGACAATGAACAGCAGGGCCGCGACGAGGGTCCAGCGGAAGATCGCCGATTTCTCAAAGTTGCTTTGGCGGGCCGGCTCGGACGGCGTGACGCGGGGTTGTTGTTCGCCGCGAAGCCAATCGCGGCGAACGGTGGACTGATGGTCGAACATTTTCATGGGCTTCTCCGATGACTGCCCAGACGGCAGCAATGGAGTTGTATGTTAGGTATTCCTTTCATTTTTTGCAATAGGAATTCCTAATTCTTTTGCGCTTAGCGCTGTCTTGTCGTCAATGAGCGAACGAGCTAAGCGCAGCGAATCCCGTTGAAAGGTGTTGTATTCTCCCGACTTGATACTGTATGTTTATACAGTGTTCAAGCGAAAATATTGCCGATGGGAGGTTGTTGCGGGGCTATGTCAACAGGGGAATTGCGCTGCAAGCCGGGCGATGTGGCGATCGTCAGTCGATGCCGGAACCGGTCGCGTATTGGTGTATTGGTGCGGGTTATCGGCCCGCACGGCAGTGAAGACTTCGATTGGGATGTGGAACTTCTTGGCGGCTCGATCAGAGGGCGCGGAGTGCGTTCCGGGCAGGTCGGAACGCACCGCAGGGCCGCAGTATTCGACTGGAACCTTACCCCTCTTGCGGGTCAGGCGCATTCAGATCAAGAAGATCACCGGACTGCTGTCCGCGCAGGTCTTCAAACACCTTGAGGGTTTCAAGCAGCGCGACAAACGCAGTGGACGGCAACCCGACCTTGTCTGCTTTGGAAAGCGCATCAACCAGCGCTTGAGCATGGACGCCGAGCGTCTCATGTTTCTGAGGCGCGGGGGCATTGACTCGGCGTTCCATCTGTCCTTCTCCGGTGGCAAGCCACCAAGGATCAACGTTCAGGAATTCGGCCGCGAGCAGCAAATTCGCCCCCTCCATCTTCTTTGTCTTCCCGCTCAACCAGTCGCTGACCGACGGGGCTCGCACTCGGCACGCCCGTGCCAAATCCGCAGCCCTTTTTTCGGGCGGCAACTTCATTGCCTGTTCCAGGCGTTCGGCTAGTGTCGTCATTAGGAAAGCCTAACTGAATGAACGAAAGGAATGCCTTGCATTTTGTGTAAGGAGCACCTAACATTGAGGCATGAATACGCTCCTGAAACGTGACCCATACGCGTGCGCCGTGATCGATGCATTTGGGGGAACGGCTGCAACCGCCACCCTTTGCGAAGTCCGGATGCCGTCAGTGTCGGAATGGCGTCGAAATGGCATTCCGCGAGCGCGTCTGTTGTTCTTGAAGCTCGCGCGTCCTGACCTGTTCGCCTCTCTGGATTCACACGACGAGTCGTCGTGAAGCGCTCGCTGTGCGTGACCTCAGTCGTTGCGCACCTTATGAGCCGAATCTTAGTTGCGGCCCCGAGTGCGCGACAGGATGAAAGCTACCGTCTACCAATCTCCCACGATGACCTGCCGATACGACAGTACCGAATGGCTGGACGTGCTCTACACGTCCGTTCGCAACACGCCCGGCGGCGTCGCCGACGCGGCGAACTATCTGACCGTCCGCCGTGGAAAGAACATCACCGCTGAGTCGTTGCGTCTGCGCTTGCGTGGCGTCGGCGACAGCCGCTTGTCGATGGAAATGTTCGAGCTGCTGGTCGAGTGGATGCAGGAGAAGGCCGAGGCGAAAGTGCATGCGCTCGATGCGTTGCATGCGCTGAATGCGCGTTTCGGCCTTGTCGCTGAACACGTCGACGAACAAGCGACCGAGGACGCGCTCGAGCCGGGCGCGATGCGTCTCGTCTCGACGGCGCTGCATCTACAGGCTCACGTCGGCCGCGTGGCCGATGACGTGACGCGTGCGCTCGAGGATCAACGAATCGACGACCGCAAGGCCGAGGAGATCATCGCGACAGGGCGCAAGGGGCAGCGACTGTTTCAGCGGCTGATCCATGCCGCCCGGAACCTCGCGAAGCGTCGTCGGCGCTGATATGGAGCGATTCAAGCCCGGCATGGGGTGTTGCCGCGTGTGGCGCGAGCAGGTGGAGTTGTGCTGCGAGCATGGGCAGCAGCTCGCCTGCGCCACGACCGCGCTCGCCTATCGATTTGACAGCGCTCCGGATCAGGTTAGCCGATTCCTCTCGGACCTCATATCGACTTTCCCCGATCGCCTCGCCGTGTTCCTCGCAGAAGCAGGGCGGGCCGGCAAGGTCAACGTGTTCATCGGGGTCGCCGCCCGTTCGTGTGCGGCGCTGCCTACCAAGGCGGAACGCCACGCGTTCCGCGACCAGATCGTCGGCCAGCTTTGCGCGGCCGACCTTTCCGCGTTCGACGACCAAATGTCCGCTGAGTGGCGTCGGCTACGCGGCAAATAACCGGAGACCAAAGTGACTTTGCAGAGCGTCAGCAGCGGCCTGCGCCGCCGGCATTCGATGCCGCAACGCAAGACCATCGGAACCGACGTGTACAGCGCAGGCCGGAAGGCGTGGCGCTCGACCCTCCATCAACGTGAACTGGAAAGGAGAATTGCTGAATGTCGTCGCTAGACCAGATCCGCGCGCAACTCGCGGCAGCCGACCATCCGTTACCGGCCGGCCACCCAATCGCGGACGGTAAGCATCATCGCTATGGTCCGCGCAAGAAGTACTGGTATCAGCTCCGCGAGGTTGTGAGCAAAGGGGCGGTTATCGGGTATTCGGGCACCTTCGGGCATTTCTCCGGCGACGATCCCGGCACCGAGCGTTTTCGGTGGGACGGTGCCCCATTGAGCGACGAGGAGCTGGCGGAAACGCGTCGTCGGCAGGAAGCGATCGAGCGAGAGCAGGCCGAGCGTGATGCTCGGCAGGCGAAACTTGCAGCGAACCGCGCGTATGACCAGTGGGGCCGTGCGAACGAGCGCGGTTCCTCCGCGTACCTGGACCGCAAGAAGATCACACCAGAGGGCGTCCGATTCGACGAAGACGGCACGATGTTCGTGCCAATGTTCCAGTATGGCGACGATGAGCCGCGTCTGGTTGGTCTGCAAAAGATCACGCCGGACGGCGCGAAGCGCTTCAACAAGGGCATGCAGAAGAAGGGGGCGGCGTACCTGCTCGGCGACGTCGCGGCGGACGACAGGATGGTGCTGGTTGCCGAAGGTTACGCGACAGGTCGATCGATCCGCATGGCGACACGTGAAGCCTTCGCGCTGTCGGTGTGCTTCGATGCGGGCGGCATTCTGCCGGCCGTACAGCATTTGCGCGCCGCACATCCGGATGTGCACATTCTCGTTTGCGCGGATGACGACTGGAAGATCGAGCAGCGCATGCGCGAGTGGCTCGCGGAGGAATTCGCGTTCGCAGGCGAGCTGGTCTACGAAGCGTCACCGATCCGGATCGAAGCGAAGAACACGTGGTACATGGTCGCAGCGCACAAGCGCGTCGACGAGAATGGCGTCGCGTATGTCGAGGTGACATACGGCAATGACGTGATGCCGCAGCGCCGGAAGCGATTCGAGAACGCGGGCTTGAAACGGGCGCACGAAGCGGCAGCAGCCATCGAGGGCGTCAGCGTCGTGCATCCGGCGTTCACGAATCGCGGCGAGCGCAAGCTGACCGACTTCAACGACTTGCACGTCGAGGAAGGGATCGGCGTTGTCGAGCGACAGCTCCAGTCGGCAATCTTGGCCATTCTCGCGCCAGCGAACGAGGAGATCCAGCCGGCCGCGATCGACGTTCCGACCGATGTGCCCGCGCCGACCGCGTCGTCCGCTGCCGCAGAAGATGATCCGTGGCACGGTCACGAAGTGGAGAACGGCGCTCACACGTGGGAGCGGGATCTCGCGCGGTCCGACAAGGGCACGCTGCTGCCGACGCTTGGTAACGTCCACCTGATCCTGTCGAATCACAAGGCATGGCAGGGCATCATTGCGCAGGATGACTTCGCTGGCCGCGTCGTCAAGCGTAAGGCGCCGCCATTCCCGCAAGGCGCTGCGGGCGAATGGACGGACATGGACGACTATCGGTGCACGCTTTGGTTGTCGCAGAAGTATGGGATCTCGGTGCGGCCGGACATCGTCATGAGCGCGGTGCTGTTGGTTGCCGATGCGACCCACTTTCACGACGTGCGCGAGTATCTGAACGGTCTCGAATGGGACGGCGTCGAGCGCGTGCGCGCGATGCCGTCGAAGTACCTGCACGTCGCCGACAGCGAGTATGTGCAGCTCGCCTTCATGAAGTGGATGATCGCGGCCGTTGCGCGCGTTGTGGAGCCGGGCTGCAAGGTCGACAACGTGCTGATCCTCGAAGGCCGGCAGGGCTGGCGGAAATCGACCGCGCTGAAGGTGCTTGCCGGTAAGCAATGGTTCACCGACACGCCGATCCAGATCGGCAACAAGGACACGTACGCGGTCATGGCCGGGAAGTGGATCATCGAACTGGCCGAGCTGGACTCGCTCAACAAGACTGACTCGTCGGCAGCTAAGAGCTTCTTCGCGACCGAGACGGACCGATTCCGAAACTTCTATGGCAAGCGTGCGACGGACGTCCATCGTCAGTGCGTGTTCGCCGGATCGGTCAACTTCGATGCGTACCTCAAGGATGAGTCGGGCAACCGGCGTTACTGGCCGCTGCGTTGCGGCGGGCTGGTCGATATCGACGGCATTGCGCGCGTGCGAGATCAGCTCTGGGCCGAGGCCGTGCACCTGTACCGCGAAGGTGTCGTGTGGCACGTGACCGAGGCCGAGCGTCCGCTGTTCGAGGTCGAGCAGGCCGAGCGCTACGAAGGTGACGTGTACGAGGACGTGATCGGCAAGCAACTGGAGTATGCGGCCCGGACGACGATGGAGGAGATCCTGCGCGATGTCCTGAAGCTCGATTCGTCGAAGTGGACGCTGCCCGAGCAACGCCGCATCGGCAAGGCGCTGAAATCCCTCGGCTGGGTGCGCAAGCGGGAATCGACGGGATCGCGTGGCTGGTTCTACGTGCGGGACGAACACGAACCGGAGCGCGTGTTGGAAGCGGTGGCTGCGGGCGATGACGATAGCCCGCTGTGATGGTTTGGCGCGCTGTGTCGGCATGTTCGGCGCGCTGCTGCGCCAGCTTTGGCGCGCTGTGGACGTCCCAATGTCCCGACGTCCCAAAGCCCGCCACGTGTGCGCGTATGTGCGTGCGACGTGCGCGACGTAGGCGGCGCATGTCGCGCGGGCGCGCGCCCCTGCAAGCCTTTTCCCTTGGGACATTGGGACGTTAGGACGTATAGGAGAGAGTCATGATCGATTTGATGGAGCGGGCAGGCATCGCAATGAGCGTTCGTGGTCAGTTCACCGACCCGATTGCCGATCCGAAAGTTACTTTGGGCGCACTGGCCTTTGCGAACGATCTCGGTCGGTTGCTGGTCCGGATAAAGGCCGGGCCGCAGGCGACGCCTGCGATGATTCGACGCGCATCGTTGCTGTTGGCGCAGATGATCCGGACGTCGGGTCGCTTCAAACGTGCCCGCTTCACGGGCTATACGCGAGATGAGCGCCGCGATCAGCGTGCGGGGCATGCGGTCGAGCGCGCGAACGTCGATATCGTCGAGCGGTTCGCGCTTCGCTTGCTGGACGAGTGGGTGAACGACCAGTGTGTCGAGTGCGGGGGGCGCGGTGTCGTGTGTCGCGTGCGAGTCGCAACGCCGGCAGCGGAATCGTGCAGCGTGTGCGCCGGGAGTGGGCGCGTGTGCATCTCCGAGGAGCGCATCCCATTCTTCAGCGGCCGTAACGGTCCGCTGGTGTTTCGGGAATACGAACCGTGCGACGAATGCGGCGGTATGGGGCGCGTTACTGCGACGCCGGCCGCAGATTCCAAGGGCCGGCATATCTGCCCCGACTGCTCGGGTTCCGGCAAACGGCCAATCGACGATGCGGGCCGCGCACATGCGCTTGGCGTATCGCTCGTCGAGTATCGGCGCAATTGGTCGTGGCGCTTCCACGACATGCTTGCGTTGCTCGATAACGTGGATGGATCGGTATCCGACACAATGCGCCGGCAATTGCGAGGATGAAACGTATTCCATTTCAAGAGCGGATCGCTTACACTTCGCACATCCTTTACCGCGTCACTGGATACGTGAGCGACCGCACACTCGTGTCGCAACCTTCGCCCGACAGGCGTACTGAATCGCGGGAGCGCCGCGACCAACAACGATAAAAGTCTGTCGGGATCTGGTGGGAGGGCGCGCGCCCCTACGAAATGAATTCAAAAGCCCTGAGTGCGAAAGCCCTCGGGGCTTTTTGCTTGGCAGAAAGGAAATTGAAGGTATTGGCGTAGAATGCGCGCAACCAAATAACCGGGGGCGCTATGAAACGGAATGCGATTGGCTTTGCAATTGCACTGGCTTGTGTCGGTTGCGGAAAGAACCTGCCCGATCCTTCTTCGATGACGATGGGGCATAAACTTGCGGAGTTGGTATTCGACCGGAATGTGGAGTCGAGTGCTCCGGAGGTAGTCGAGACGGAGCGTGTATTGGCGGCAGCGTCGAAGGTGATGATTGAACCGGGCGACAAGTTGGCTGAGCAGGCATGGTATTTCACGAAGGAGTTGCGAAAGGATGGCATTCGTGAATCCGGTATTGACGCTCTGGAAGTGTGTACGAGGGTGGCGGAAAAGCTCGGCGAACAGATCGACTTCGCATCTTGTGGGCCGCACTACGTAGTGAGCCGACATAGCGGGATGTCGCATACCGACACCGTTTTGGGGTTGGTTGGATTGGCCAGAGCCGCGAAGGTACTGAAATCCAAGGAGCCGCAGTAATACTGGATTCAACGAATCTGTTGATCATCTGAAAGCCCTGAGTGCGAAAGCCCTCGGGGCTTTTTTGCATTGGGGCGCAGAAATGCGAAGCGAGTCGGCCGTCGGGCCAAGCGAAATCTGGTCGATGTGGGACGAAGACCGAGGCATGGGGCGCGCTACTGCGCGGTGCTTCGTGTTTGACGATGCGATGGACCGCATCGTGTGGGCGATGGACCGGGCGGACGACCGTGCGATCGTGGATCTCGCGGTCGGTGCGGGTCTGCCTATTTTTTGAGCAGGCGGGGACCCTACATGCGAGCCAACACGCGGGGGCTCGCACCCGCGTTTTTTCTCTACTGGCGAGCTTCCATAGGGGGTCATATTCATGCCGACTCAGCAGCAGATCGCCGAGCATTTGGACCTTGATCAGTCGGCCGTTTCGCGGTTCGTCGACAAGGTTCGGCTCGATTACCGTGCGGCGTCGATCGACGAGATCCGCATCGCATACATTCGCCACCTACGCGAGATCGCTGCAGGCCGCGCGAGCGAGACCGGCATCGATCTCGTCGCAGAACGCGCGATGACCGAGCGCGTCGATCGCGAGATTAAGCTGCTGACGCTGGCGGAGAAGAAGGGCCAGCTTGTCAACGCGGCGCAGCTCGAACAGGCGTACGGCCAGATGGTCGGCGCATTTCAAACGGAATTGCTGGCGCTGCCCGACAAACTGGTGCAGGAGCTACGCACACTGTACGGCGTCGAGGTCGACGTCGAATGGTTGAACGAGCATGTCTATGGATGCCTTCAGCAGCTTTCTGAATACGACGCAGACGGTCCGGGCAGTGATTCGCCGGATCGCGCAGCTTCTGCGTCCGCCCGAGCGGATCGGGACGACGGAATGGGCGCGCAAGCATCGGAGGATGAGCGCGAAGGCGACGGCGACGCCGGGCCGCTATAACCCGAACATCACGCCATGGGTGTTCGGCATGCACGACGCGCTCGACGATCCGACCGTCCAGAAGATCGTGTGCATGAAGTCGGCGCAGGTCGCGTGGACGGACGGCGTGCTGCTGAACTACATCGGCAAGCGGATCGACGTCGACCCGTGCCCGATGATCGTTATGTTCGCGAAAGAGAAGTCCGCGAAGAAGTTCAACCTCGAAAAATTCGAGCCGATGGTCGAGGTAACGCCCCGCCTGTCGGCGAAATTGCCCGTGCACGCGGCGCGTGACAAGAACAACCTGTGGGATCACAAGACGTTCCCGCGTGGTTTCCTGAAGTTCATCACGTCGAACGCGCCGGACGACGTGAAGTCGACGCCGGCCCCGATCGTCGCGGTCGAGGAACCGGACGACGCGAATACGAACGTGCGCGAGCAGGGCGATTCGATCACGCTGCTGGAAGAACGGAACAAGAGCTATTCGGATAGCCGGCGCAAAGTTATTTTTGGCGGCACGCCGACCATCGACGGCTTCTCGCGTATCCAACAGGCGTATCTGACGTCGGATCAGCGTGTCTATCTGGTCCCGTGCCCCGATTGCGGCGAGGAGCATGAACTGGCATGGGAGAACGTGACCTGGAGTGAGGATGCCGAGGTGGCGCATGAGGTGTTCGGCCGGGCACGACCCGAGTCGGCCCGCTACACGTGCCCGCATTGCGGCTCGTTGTGGGATGACTCGGCGCGTATGCGCGCGGTCCGGCGCGGGCGATGGGTCGCGACGGCATCGTTTCACGGCGTCGCCGGCTTCCGGCTGAACGAGCTGGTCTCGCCGTTTCCCGGCTCGCGCATGGGAGAGCTGGTCAAAAAGTGGCTGACGGCCGAGAAAGCGCTGCGCGAGGGCGACGACACAAAGATGCGTGCGTTCGTGAACAACTCGCAGGGTCGGGCATACAAATACAAGAGCGACCTGCCCGAGCTGGACGTGCTGGCCGAACGTGCAATGTCGTACGCGGCATTCACGGTGCCGGCCGGCGGGCTGCTGCTGACGCTCGGCGTTGACGTCCAGCACGACCGGCTCGCGATCATCCTGCGCGCATGGGGGCGGGGCGAGGAAAGCTGGCTCGTCGTGTGGGACGAGATCCACGGCAACGTGCTGCATCAGGAGGCCGATCCGCTCACGGGTGGCGTATGGGGCGCGTTGACCGCGCTGCTGACGCACGGCTACCGGCACGAAAGCGGCGGCATGCTGCGGATTCGGGCGACGTCGATCGACTCGTCGGACGGCTCGACGTCGGACGCCGTATACAAATATGTGCGTGCCGCGCAGAAGGCCGGACTGAACGTGCTGGCGATCAAGGGTAGTACCGAGGTCAACGCGGAGATTTTCAGCGTGCCGAAGGCGTCGGTCGATTCGACGCGCAACAACAGCAAGGCGGCGAAGTACGGGCTGCGTCCGTACATGGTCGGGGTTAGCAAGGCGAAAGACCTGATTCTCGACAACCGGCTGAAGCTCGACGGCGACGGACCGGGGCGCATGCACTGGTACGTCGGCGTGCGTTCCGACTATCTCGCGCAGGTGACGGCCGAGGTCAAGGTGCCGGGCCGCACTGGTACGAAGCGCGTCTGGCAGAAGAAGGCCGGCGGGCGTAACGAAGCGCTCGACTGCGAGGTCTACGCGCTGCACGCGGCGCGCAGCGTCAAGACTCACTTGATGACCGAGGCGCACTGGCGCGTCGAGCAGGTGCGCGTGTCGCAGGTGTCGTTATTCGAAGCCGTGCCGATACTGGAAGCGCTGCCGTCCGCGTTGCCGATCGACACGTTGCCGGCCGAGCGGACAGGTGTAGATCCGCCGCAGCCGACCGAGCCGGTACAGCCGGTCGCGAAACCAATCGAAACCCCGCCCCCGAGCGGGGTTTCGCGCATTCAGGGCCGTCGCGTTGGGCGCTCGACGTATCTGAAGCGCCGCTAAACGAAGGAATCGCATGGCATACACAAAACAGGATCTGGAACGTATCCAGTCGGCGATCGCCAAGGGCGAGATGGAGGTGCAGTACGCCGACCGTCGCGTGCGGTATCGCTCGATTGACGAGCTGCGCGCGGCGCAGACCGAGATCATCCGTGCGCTCGATGGTGCGAGCGGCCGGTCGCGCATGGTGCGTCTGCGACACGCCGGCAAGGGGGTGCGATGAGCCGAACCTATCCGATGCTGTCGCAGCGTGGCTTCGTCGTGCCGACCCGGCTGAAGGCGGCGGCATACGAGTCGGCGAGCACGGGTGGGGCGCGGGCGAAGTCGTGGAAGGTGTCCGGTGCGGGGCCGAATGCAGCGGCGGTGCAGAACCTGCCGCTGCTGCGGCACCGCGCGCGCGACGCGATCCGGAACGACCCATGGGCGAAGACTGCCATCGCGCGCCTCGTCTCCAACACGATCGGCTCGGGCATTCAGGCACATCCGCAGCATCCGGACGACGCGACCCGCAAGCGCCAAAAGCAACTCTGGGACGAAACCGGCGAGGAGATCGACGCGGACGGCGTGGCCGATTGGGCGGGCCTGCAGACGCTGGCAGCCCGCACGTTCTTCGGCGATGGCGAGGTGCTGGTGCGACGGCGGCTCCGCAATCGTCGCGACGGGCTGGCCGTGCCGATGCAGATCCAGCTCCTCGAAGGCGACCTGTTGCCTGTCTGCAAGAACGAACGGGTGCCGGGTGGTGAGATCGTGAACGGCGTCGAGTACGACGACGAGGGCCGACGCGTCGCGTATCACCTGCTGCGTCGACACCCCGGCGAGTACAACCGCGCGAGCGTCGACAGCACGCAGACGGTCCGTGTGCCGGCCGACGAGATCGCGCACGTTTTCCTCGCGTTGCGGCCCGGCCAGGTGCGCGGCGTGCCCGAATTGTCGACCGTGCTGCTACGGCTGCACTCGCTCGACAATTTCGACGACGCCGTGCTGTTCCGACAGGAGGTCAGCAACCTGTTTGCGGGATTCATCGTGAAGCCGCACGCCGAGCTGGGGCCGCTCGGTGATCCGGTGACGGGCGGGCCGATCGAGACCGATGTCGACGGCTTCTCGCCGGTCGTGTCGCTTGAACCGGGCGGCATGCAGGAATTGGCACCGGGCGAGGACGTGAGGTTTGCGGCCCCGCCGGGCGCGGGCAACGACTATGCACCGTTCATGCGCCAGCAACTGATGGCGGCAGCGGCTTCGGTCGGCATGCCGTACGAAGTGCTAACCGGTGATCTGCGCGACGTCAGCGACCGCGTGCTGCGCGTGATCCTGAACGAATTTCGCCGCTCGGTTGAGCAGCTTCAGTGGAACGTGTTCATCCACCAGTTCTGCCGGCCCGTATGGCGCTGGTGGGTCGACGCGTGCGCGCTGTCGGGCGCGATGCCGATGCCGGACTACTACCGTACGCGCAGAGATTACCTGCGCGTGCGATGGGTGCCGCAGGGCTGGCCGTACATCCATCCGGTGCAAGACGTCACGGCGAAACGGATGGAGATCCGGGCAGGGCTGGCGAGCCGGACGGGCGCAGTGCTGGCCCGAGGCGACGACCCCGAGCAGGTGGACGTCGAGAATGCGGCCGATCAGGCGCGCGAGCAGCGGCTCGGGCTTCGCTATGACACACAGGTGCCTGCCGACAGCGGGCCGGACATGACGAGAGGTGAAGGTGAAACGTAATCGGAAGTGGTGGGACATCCGTGCGCAGGCGAACGCGGATGGCGGCAAGGTGGCCGAGATCCGGATCTACAGCGAGATCGGTTTTTGGGGCGTCGACGCGGAGCGATTTATTTCGCAGCTCGACGCGGCCGCAGCGGGCGCATCGTCGATCATCGTCGCGATCAATTCGATGGGCGGTGACGTGTTCGACGCCTTCACCATCTACAACGCGCTGCGGCGCCACGAAGGCAAGGTGAAGGGGCGCGTCGACGGGATCGCGGCGTCGGCCGCGTCGTTGGTGCTGATGGCGTGCGACGAGATCGAGATGCCGGAAAACGCGATGCTGATGATTCACCATCCGCACACGATTGCGGCGGGTGAGGCCGGCGACTTCCGGCGCATCGCGGACCTGCTCGACAACGCCAGCGCCGGCATTCTCGCGGCGTACGTCAATCGCAGCGGCCTGTCGGAAGACGAGGTGGGCGCGATGATGGACGCGGAAACGTGGCTGACGGCCGCGCAGGCGAAGGAAAAGGGTTTCTGCGACACGATCGAGGCCCCGGTGAAGCTGGCGGCGTCGGCGAACGCTGCGCCGCTGCTCGCACGTTTCTCGTCGGTGCCGGATGTTGTCCAGGCGGCGATCGACGCGGCTGGCGATCCCCCCGCGCCGGCCCCTGAGCCGCCGGCACCGCCTCCCGAGCCGCCAGCGCCGTCCGCGCCGATTGTCCCCGACGTCGGAGCGCTCGCCAGGCACGTATTCAACATGTTGCGCGAAGCGAACCTGAGCGACTGCGCGGAGGGCGTGATCGCTGCGACAGGCCTGCGTGATCGCGACACGGTCGATCGCGCGATCCAGAACGCGACGGACATCGCGGGGATTTGTCTCGCGGCGAATCAGATGGACCTGGCCGCGCAGTTCGTGGCGAGCGGTCTGACGCCGGACCAGGCGCGTGCACGGTTGTTCGAGCGCATGACGGCGTCGCAGCAGCCCGTGAACGGACGGCCGGACCCGAAGTCGACGCCGGTTCCGCAGGCGAGTGGTCGCACGGTGCGGTCCTCGGACATCTACGCGGCCCGCCGCGTGGCGAATGCAACTTCTCAACGCTGAAAGGAGCGCTGAATGTCGAATATCAAGACGATGGGCACCTTGCCCGGTGAATTTTTGATCTCCGAAGGGCCGGGCGCGATCTCGCGCGATGCGGTTACGGTGGCGGCCGGCCCGGCGCTCGCTGCCGGCACGCTGCTCGGCGCGATCACGACGGGCGAGTACGCGCCCTACGACAACGCCGGCAAGGATGGCGCGGAGGTCGCGGTCGGCATCCTGTACGCCCCGCTGCATGAGTCGGGCGTCGCGCGTCGCGGCGTCGCGATCATGCGGCTGGCCGAGGTCGACGGACGATTGCTGACCGGGCTGGATGCCGCCGGCCGCGACGATCTCGCATCGCATCACATCGTCATCCGCTAACCGAAGCGGAACCCATCCATCCGAAGGCCGCGCCGATGCGCGGCCTTTTGCATTTCAGGAGCAAAAATGGCAGACATCAACCTTTTCAACGACGACGCCTTCTCGCTGTCGTCCATGACCGCGGCGATCAACGAGCAGGAGTACGTGCCCGGCCGCATCAGCTCGACGGGGATGTTCGACGAGGAAGGCATCACGACGACGGTCGTGCAGATCGAGCGCGACGGCGACAAGCTGGCGCTCGTTGCAGCAGGGGAACGCGGCACGCCTGCGCCGAACGTGGCCGGCAGCAAGCGGAACCTGATTCCGTTCAACACGGTGCACCTGCCGCAGCGTGCGGCGATCAAGGCTGACGAGATCCAGAATCTGCGCGCGTTCGGCTCGGATAGTGAGCTGGAAACGCTGCAGAACTATGTCAACCGTCGCTTGGCGAAGATGCGGCGCATGCTCGACGCGACGCACGAGTTTCACCGGCTCGGTGCGATTCGCGGCGTGATCCTCGACGCGGACGGCAAGCGCGTCGTTGCGAACCTGCTCGACAGTTTCGGCATCAAGCAGCAGGTCGTCGAATACGAGCTGTCGAACCCGAAGACCGAGATCCGGATCAAGAACGAAGACACGCTCGAAGCGATCGAAGACGCGCTCGGCAATGTGCCGTTCACGGGTGCGCGCGCGTTCTGCGGCAGCAACTTCTGGCGCAAGCTGCTGACGTTGCCGACCGTCAAGGAAACGTTCCTGAACACGGCAGCCGCCGCCGCGCTGCGTGGCGATCCGCGCGGTTCGATCGAGCTGGACGGCATCGTGTTCGAGCGGTATCGCGGTGCAGTGGGCGGCGTCCCGTTCGTCGGTCCCGACGAGGCGTATGCGGTGCCCGAGGGTGTGCCGGATCTGTTCATCTCGCGCTTTGCGCCGGGCGACTACACGGACGCCGTGAATACGATCGGCCTGCCGTACTACGCGCGGCAGGAACTGATGCCGTTCAACAAGGGTGTCGAGATCGAGGCGCAGTCGAACCCGATCCACCTCTGCACGCGCCCGCGTGCTTGTATCCGTCTGAAGGCCTGACATGGCGTTCCAGGATCTGATTGCGGACGTCGACTCGGCCGTGCTGCGCGACCTCGGCGACGCGGATATCACGATCGACGGTCACCCCGTCGAAGGGATGTTCGCATCGCCGTGGCTCGGGCCGGATCTCGGCAGCCAGCGCACGCAACTGGTCGCGCCCGTGTTCCATCTGCGGGACCGTGATGCAGTCAACGTCCGGCAAGGCAGCGTCCTGGTCGCAAGCGGCGATCGGTATCGCGTGCTCGAGGCGAAGCCGGACGGCACGGGCTGGACAATCCTCATTCTCCAGTAGCGCATATGGACGACGTAAAAATCGAGATCAACATCAACGAGGTGACGGCCGTTTTGCAAGGGCTGTCATCGTCTGCGATGCGGGCCGCGTGGCGGCGCACGTTGCGCAAGACAGCAGGGTGGATCAAGAGCCAGACCGCGAAGGAAGTCGGGGCGGCGACGAAGATCCCGCAGAAGGTGATTCGTCGCCGGATCTATTTCTTCCTGCGGTCGGCCGACGCCGGCAAGGTCTGGCTTGGCCTGAACCCGATCGAGGCGCATCGTCTCGGCAATGCGATGAAGACGCGCAAGGGTATGCGCGTAGGGCGCCAGAGCTTCGAGGGGGCGTGGCGGCAATCGAAGCGCCAGCCGGATGGGCCGATCTACGAGCGCGTCGGCAAGGAACGCATGCCGTACCGGATGGTGACGGTTCAATGGCAGCAGACGGGCGATCCGGCATTCCGACGCGCCGCAAAGGCGTGCGAAGACAGGTTGTTGGTGATCCTCCAGCAGGAGGTGAACTACGAACTACTGAAGGCGATACGACGTGCTTGAGAACCTGAAACAGTTACACGACGCGATCGAGCAGGGGCTGCGCGTCAAACTGCCCGCGATGAAGCGGATCGAGGCGTACCCGCGTCTCGGTCAGAAGATCGAAACGCCGTTGATCGCTATCGAACTGAGCGAGTTCGAACCCGGTCATGACGATGGAACCGACAACGTGCCGCTGATCGCGCGCATGCAGGCGCGCATCGTGTTCGATCCGATCGACGAGGGGGCGGAGCTGGCCGTGCGCGAGGTCGCGGCCCGCGTCGCAATGGCGGTGCACATGCAGACGTGGGATCTGCCAATCACGCCCGGCAAAGTGGTGCAGGTCGCGGAGGATCCGTTCCGTCCGCAGCTCGATACGTATTGCGTCTGGCTCGTCGAATGGACGCACGAATTCGGTCTCGGCATGGCGCTGGGCGAGATCCCGGACGGGCCGATGATTCGGTGGGGCGTCGATCCCGACGTTGGCCCCGGCAGTGAAGGGCAGTATTGGGATCCGGCGGATGAACAGGGGGCAGGTGCATGAGCGATTACGCGCTGGGCGAGATCGATCGCCGTATGGCGTGCATGGTGCAGCACGGCACCGTCGAGGGCGTTACCTACCAGCCGCCGATGTGCCGCGTTCGCATCGGCGCTTGGGTCAGCGACCTGATGCCGTGGAAGACGGCTGCTGCGGGCGCAGTGCGCTTCTGGCGCCCGCCGTCCGTGGGCGAGCAGGCAACGATGGTCGCGCCGTCCGGCGATCTGGCCGGCGCATATGCGATACCGGGCTACTACTCGGACCAGCACGGCGGCTCGGCTCGGACCAGTCCGGCTGAAACCGCATGGGACTACCCGGACGGCGCGTCGGAGGTGTACGACCACGAGAAACACGAATACCGCGTTGATGTGCCGGCCGGCGGCAGGATCGTGTTTCGCATCGGCGGCACCGAGCTGGAGCTGCGCGCGGACGGCGTGACGCTGCGCACACAGCAGCTGCTCGGCGATATCCCGGATTCGACTTTCACCGGGAACACGACGACGGAGAAGCTGCTGACGTTCAACGGCGGGATGCAGGGCAAGGGCGGTGCTGCTGGCGGCCCGGCTGTCCAGGTGAACGGCGGTGCGCGCTATACGGGCGACGTCGATATCGGCGGAAAATCGTTCCTGCGGCACTCGCACATGGAACAGGGCGACGGTGCGCCGGTATCGCCGCCGCTGTAACGAGTCCATTCGCAAAGTCACTTTGCCCCGCTTCTGCGGGGCTTCGTTTTTTGGGGATCACAAATGGCAAAAGACAATGCGCAGGCTGCAACTCGCGACGCACCGACCCGCGCGACGTATCTCGACACGAAGTTCCGCAGTCGCGTGATCGTTTTTCCGGACGGCGACGTGCTGCATGTTACTGCCGGCGAAGTCGTCGCGACGACCGCCGCGCATATCGCCTATCTCGACGCGAATGCGGATTACAAGCGGCTCGAGGAGCGCGGATGAGCAGGTCCGGATCGCTGGTCGGCATGGACAGGTGGACAGGAAGGCCGATCAGCGGAGTCCCGCACCTGATACAGAGCATTGCCGACATTCTCGGCACGCGCAAGGGAAGTCGCCGCGAGCGTCCCGAGTACGGATCGGACATCCCGCTGATGGTCGACCTTCCGATTACGCGCGGATGGGTGTCTGCCGCGCAAGCCGAGGCTGCGCGTGCGATCGGACGATGGGAGCCGCGCATCAGGCTCGCGCAGGTCAAGGTGCTGTCGGTGGTCGACGGCAAGGTGACGTTCGCGATTCGCGGCGAGTACGACGGCGCGGCCGTTGAAATCGAGGTGCCAACATGACGATCATCGATCTTGCTTCGCTGGACCCGCCCGACCTTGTCGAGTTGATCGACTTCGAGGCGATGTACCAGATGAAGCTCGCGCATTTCAAGTCGATCTATCCGGACTGGACGGCCGCGCTGGAATCGGATCCGGTGGTGAAGCTGCTCGAGCTGGCGGCCTACGAGGAGATTCGGTTTCGCACGCGCGTGAACGACGCGGCACGGGCCGCGATGCTCGCTTTCGCGACGGGTGCTGACCTGGAGCATCTGGCGGTGCTGTTGGACACCGAGCGGGCAGTCGTCGATCCGGGTGAGCCGAATGCCGACCCGCCGATTCCGCAGCGAATGGAGTCGGACGAGCGCTTGAAGCTTCGCGCCCAATTGTCGCCAGAGCGAGCGACCGTTGCCGGCCCGTTTGCCGCGTACCGGTCGCTCGCGATGGACGCCTCGGCCGACGTGCTCGACGTCGCGGTGGATCGACCCGAACCGGGAACGGTGCGGCTGACCGTCATGTCGGCGAAGGGTGACGGCGTGCCGGATCAGGCGCTGATCGACATCGTCTGCGCGAAGGTCTCGCCGGAGACGGTGCGGCCGCTTAACGATACGGTGCTGGTCGAGCCTGCAATCAAGATCGAGTACGCGATCGATGCGCTGATCTATGTCGGAAGCGGTCCGGATCCGAATGTGGTTCGTGACGCGCGGCGCAAGGTGCTCGACGGCGTTGTCGCGAAATCGCGCAGGCTGCGTGCGGGCATGCCGCGATCCGCGATCGAAGGGGCGCTGCATGCGCCGGATAGCGGTGTGACGGGGCTCGATCTGTCGACACCCGTCGACAACGTCGTGTGCGGCCCGCGCGAGTTTGCGTATTGCACGAGCATTCGCGTCGAGGTAAAGGCCGATGAAGCGTGAACCACTACTTCCGGCGAATCAGACGCCACTTGAAGCCGCGCTCGCCACGGTAATGCGGGCGAGTGTGGATCCCGAGATCCTGCGCACGTTGTGGGATGCCGATCGCTGCCCGGTCGCGTGGCTGCCGTGGCTCGCGTGGGCGCTCGCCGTCGATGGTTGGGAGCTTGCCGAGTCGGAGGACGCACGACGCACGCTGATCAAGGGATCGATGGCGCTGCATCGGAAGAAGGGGACGCCCTGGGCGGTTCGCGAGGTGATTCGTCGGTTCGGCTTTGGTGAGGTGACGATCATCGAGGGCCGCAGCGGTCGCCGTCGTGACGGCACGATCGTGCGGAACGGGGAACAGGTGCACGGCAAGGCGAGCGCTTGGGCCGAGTACATCGTGAAGCTCGATCAGCACATCACGCGCGATCAGGCTGACCGGCTATGGAAGGCGATCGAGCGATACGCGCCCGCGCGCAGTCAGCTTGTATCGCTCGATTACTCCGCCGTGCCGATCCGTCACAACGGCGTCGCGCGGCGGGATGGACAGTACAGCAGAGGGAGCATTGCATGAGCAATCTCATTGAAGTTGACCGTTGGGAAAACGGGATTTACCAACTCGAAACGTCGGATCCGGTCATCGGTGGTCCGGACGGCGTCGACAACTTGCAGGCGAAGCAGCTAGCAAACCGGACGCAGTTCCTCAAGAGGTTGGTTGAGGGCGGGCAAAGTAACTTGGACGCGCACGCGAACGCGGCCGATCCGCACCCGCAATACGCGACAAAGGCTGACCTCGCACAGCGGCTTGCCGAGTTGGTCGACCAATCTCCCGAAGCGCTTAATACGCTGAAGGAGCTGGCAAACGCGATGGGAAATGATCCGAATTTCGCGACCACCGTCATGAACGAGATCGCGAAGAAGGCACCGATCGATTCGCCGGTTTTCGCGGGGACGACGAAGGCTCCGACGCCGCCGCAGTTCGACAGCAGCACGAAGCTGGCGACGACGGCGTTTGTGCAGACAGCGCTGGGGAATCTCCAGTCGTTCACGATGAACTCTGGAACAAATGCAACGCTCACGCAGTCGCAGGCTGGCGGCGGGTGGGATATTTACGGCGCTTGCACGATCACACTTCCGTCAACAGTTGGTTTGCCGCTGGGTGCGTGCTATTCGTTCTCCGTGGGGGCTGCCGTCACGTTCAATTGTGTTGGCTCGGATCAGATCTATTTCAACGACAGCACTGCGACCACCACCAGCTTCGTCCCCGTCACTGGAACCGCATTCCGACTGGTAAAGATCAACGCCAACCAGTGGCTTGTTTTCTCGGAAGGGCGCGGCAGCGTATCTATCTCCGCCAACGGCTACCAGAAGCTGCCGAGCGGGCTGATTATCCAGTGGGGCTCCGTTCCGAATATTCCTGCTGGCGGCAGCGTGACGGTCAATTACCCAATTGCGTTCCCCAATGGTCTCTTATCAATTTCCGCTATTGCGGGTGCTACTGGCACTGCCAGCGCCGCCATTAATGGGCTGATGGCCGGCGCTTCAAGTAACCCCAAGGCACTGTTTGTTGCGTGGAACGGCTCATCTAATCTCACCACGCAAATGGGTGCTTATATTTCTTTAGGGTATTAAATCGTGGGTCAAAAATATGCAGCCTTCGACGCGCAAGGCAACATCACCGCGTTCTACGACAGCATCGACAGTCCGGTTCCGCAGGGAGTAACCGTCATCGACATCAGTGACGAGCAGTGGCGTGATCTCATTAATGCTCAGTCTGCAGGCAAACGCCTTGTCGTCGACGGCACTGGGAAGCCTGTCGCACTCGATCCGCCTCCACCAACCCGAACCGAAGTCGCCAGCGCCAAGCGTGCAGAGCGAGACACGGCGCTTAGCGCGACTGACTGGATTGTCGCTCGGCATCGTGACGAAAAGTTGCTTGGCAACGGGACGACGCTCACTGAGGATCAGTTCTCGATGCTGCTTCGATACCGGCAGGCATTGCGTGAGGTGTCCGATGTATCGGGCTGGCCGAATACGACGCTGCCCGTCGTGCCGCCGTTCGTGATACGCGACATGGACATGGTACGGTCTGAGCGCTGATTGGGATGGTGCCCGGAGCCGGAGTCGAACCGGCACGCGCCGATGAGGGCGCAGCGGATTTTAAGTCCGCGGTGTCTACCACTTTCACCATCCGGGCAGATTGAATGGTGCCGGCTGCAGGACTTGAACCCGCCACCTGACGATTACAAATCGCCTGCTCTACCTGATGAGCTAAGCCGGCTGTTGGTGGGCCCGGCCGGACTTGAACCGGCGACCAGTCGATTATGAGTCGACGGCTCTAACCCACTGAGCTACAGGCCCACGAGTGGGGTGGGCCTCCCGTGGCATACCACGCACTGCAAAAGACGGGGGCGCTTCGCAGTCGACCTGGAGGGATCGGAGGCCCATTGGCGGAAACGGTGAGATTCGAACTCACGGACAGTCGCCCGTCGCCGGCTTTCAAGACCGGTGCCTTCAACCGCTCGGCCACGTTTCCGATGGAGCGGGTGAAGGGAGTCGAACCCTCGTCATCAGCTTGGAAGGCTGCGGCTCTACCGTTGAGCTACACCCGCAGCTCGGCGGCATTGTAGCGGTATTCACCGGGCTGCTCATTCAGAATTTTCTCAAATTTGACAATATTTAATCGTCGCTCGTCGGAGCGCTTTCCTCTTTCTTTTACAGGAAACCTGAATGGCTGCTACATCTTTCTTTCACGGCGTGACAACCGTGCTGGTCGATACCGGCCCGCGCACGATCGCAGTGCCGTCCTCGTCCGTTGTCGGCATCGTCGATACCTATACGCCGGGCGCGGGCCTCGTCGCGCCGAACGTGCCGGTCCGCATCACGAGCGAATACGACGCGGTCACCGCATTCGGCGAGACGAGCGCGATCACGCGATCGATCCAAGGCATCTATAAGCAGAGCAAGACGGTCATGGTCGCGGTCGGCGTCGCTGCCAATCAGGACGACGCCGAGCTGACGTCGGCCGTGATCGGCGGCGTCACGGCCGGCGGCGCACGTACCGGCATGCAGGCGCTCGTCGACGGCAAATCGCTGTTCGATTTGCAACCGCGGTTGCTCATCGCACCTGGACACACGGCCAAGCAGCCGGTCGCGACGGAGGCGGATTCTCTCGCTGCGAAGCTGCGTGCGATCGCGATCATCGACGGGCCGAACAAGACCGACGAGGACGCAATCGCGTACGCGAAGAACTTCGGCAGCAAGCGCCTGTACATGGTCGATCCCGGCGTGCGGTATTGGGACACGGCAGCGAACGCCGACGTCGACGCGCCGGCATCGGCATACGCGGCCGGGCTGTTCTGTCAGACCGACGCGGCGATCGGCTTCTGGGCGTCGCCGTCGAACAAGGAGATTGTCGGGATCGGCGGCACGAAGCGCCCGATCGAATTCCTCGACGGGGACGAGACGTGCCGCGCGAACCTGCTGAACAACTCGAAGATCACGACGATCATTCGCGACGGCGGTTATCGACTGTGGGGCAACCGCACACTGTCGGCGGATCCGAAATGGGCGTTCGTCACACGTGTGCGGACGCTCGACATCGTCATGGACGCCGTGCAGGCCGGCCACAAGTGGGCGGTCGATCGAGGCATCACGGCGACGTACGTGAAGGACGTTACCGAGGGCCTACAGGCGTTCATGCGTGATTTGCGGCGACAGGGCGCGATCATCAATTTCGAGGTCTACGCGGATCCGCAGCTCAACACGGCATCGCAGCTCGAGCAGGGCAAGGTGTACTGGAATATCCGGTTCACCGACGTGCCGCCGGCCGAAAACCCGATCTTCCGCTTCGAGGTCACGAATCAGTGGCTGACGGAAGTGCTCGACACTCAATCGTAGGAGGTGACACATGGTTCCGGAAACACTGTACAACTTGGGCATGTACGTCGATGGTCGCGGCTTTCTGAAGCGTACGCCGGAAGTGTCGCCGCCGAAACTGAAGATCAAGACCGAGGACTATCGCGCGGGCGGCATGGATGCGCCCGTTAAGGTGGATCAAGGAATGGAGGCGATGCAAGCATCGTTCACCATGGGGACGATCGAGCGTGACGTGCTGAAGTTCTTTGGTCTGGCGGATGGTAACGCGTTCAACGCGACGTTTCGCGGCGCGTTTCGCGACACCCAAGGCAAGACGAAAGCAGTCGCGATCATCATGCGCGGCATGCTGTCCGAATACGATCCCGGCAGTTGGAAGCCCGGTGAAAAATCGGAGGTCAAGTACACAGCAGAACTGAGTTACTACAAGGCTGAGATCGACGGTGCGGTAATCCACGAAATCGACGTGCTCAACATGATCCGCGTGATCGACGGGGTCGACCAACTCGCGGACGTGCGCAAGGCACTCGGCATGTGACGCCGGCCGGCGAGACGGCCAAAGTAACTTTTCAACTATCCACGGGGCGGCCATGCGGTCGCCCCGTTTCATTTGAGGCACACGATGGAAACAACCAAGATCAAGTTGCGGTATCCGGTCAAGTTCGATGGCGTTGCCCGTGACGAACTGGTGATGCGCCGGCCGAAGGTGCGCGATGTTCGCACCGCGAGCAAGCAGGCGGGCGGCGACGACGCGCAAGAGGAAATCATCCTGTTCGCGCTGCTCGCGGATGTGGCTCCTGACGACATGGAAGCGATGGACATGGCCGATTACGAGGCCATGCAGCGTGCATACAGCTCCTTTCGATCCGCTCGTCCGGCTTCCAATCGCGACCGTGAAGGCGCTGGCAAAACGAATGATGCGGGAGTTCAGCGCGACGCCGCAGTCGGTTGACGACATGACGCTCGACGATGTGGTGTGGTGGCTAACAGACTGAGCAGGGATTGAGCGGAGGCCGACATGGCACGGGATATTTCACTTGGCATCGTGATCGGCGGTGCCGTGTCGGCGACGCTTGGCAGGGCGCTCGCTGACACGAGCTCGAGAATCGCGGGGTTGCGCAGGGCCGCAAGCGATCGCGGCATGTGGCAACGGCAGATCGGCGAGACCATCCGGCTGCAGGCCGAGTTTCGCCGGTTGCACCTGGCCGGCGATAGCGCAGCTGAAGGGATCCGGCGCAGGCTGGAAACGAACCTGAGCGCGCTGCGCGTTGCCGGGTTCGAGGTGGATCGGCTCGATCGGGCGTATGCGCGCCTCGGCCGCACGATACGCGGGCTGGAGCTGCGTGCGCGCGGTCATGAGCGGTTTAATGCGGGTATGGAGGGCATGCGCAATGCCGCCGCCGACTCGGCGAAGCTCGGGGCGGCTGTCGCAATTCCGGCCGTCGTGTCCGCGCAGTATCAGGCGATCATCCGTGATATTGCGATCAAGGCGGGCATCGCGCGCACGGCGCAGGAAAGCGCGATGTCGGATCGGATCCGACGCGACGCGCTGGCGAACGGGATGAAACGCAACGAGCTGGCCGATGCGGTCAACCAGATGGTCGCCGGCGGGATGGACGTCGATCGCGCGCTCAACTTCGGACCGGCCGTTGCGAAGTTCGCGATCGGTCAGGGCGCGTCGAGCGTCGAGACCGCACAGATGGTTCAGGCGCTGCAGCAGAACGCGAACATCACCGATCCGAAGGCGATGATGAAGGCGCTCGAGGCGATCGCGTACCTCGGCAAAGAAGGCTCGTTCGAATCTGTCGACATGGCCCGGTGGTTTCCGGTGCTGCTGGCGGAAATGAAGAAGCTCGGGATCACGGGGCAGGATTCGGTAGTGCAGCTCGGCGCGATGCTGCAGGTCCAGATGAAGACGGCCGGCAACGCTGACGAGGCGGCCAACAACCTGAAGAACTGGCTTTCGAAGATCGGTTCGGGGGAGACCGAGAACAACTACAAAAAAGCCGGCATCGACTACCAAGCGAAGATGAAGGAGGCAATCAACAAGGGTTGGTCCACGATGGAAGCTTCGTTCGTGCTCGCGCGCGCATACATCGAGCGCGTCGATCCGGCGAAGGCAAAGCAGCTTGCGGTTGCCGCGAAGCAGATCAATGCCGAACTGGATCCGGCGAAGCGGCAGGCTCAGATTCGCGCCTTCGAAGAGACGATGAAGACCGGCGACCTGTTCACCGACATGCAGGTCAAGGCGGCGCTCACCGGCTACATGCAAGGCGTGGAAATCTATCAAAAGATGAAGCGTACCGGCATGGACATCACCGGGGAGATCCAGAAAGATCTGGATGATCGTCGCGCGACCTCGAAGCAGATCTGGAACGAGGTGCTGCAGCAGTGGGACGACGCGATGCGCAGCATCGGCGACTCATTGCGGCCGATCACGGACCTCGTCGGCAAGGGGGCAATAAAGGCGGGCAAGGCGGTGCACGACGCATCGGATTCGTCACCGAAGGCTGCTGCAGCGGTGACGGGTGTCATCGGCGCAGCAGTTGCGTATCGCGGAGCGCGTGCGATGTGGAACATCGGTCGCGGGCTGTTCGACATGGCGCGTGGGCGCTGGCTCTCTCGCGGCAGCAGGGTGCGGCCCGGTGGTGGCGGAGCGGGGGGCGGAGGCGGCGGTCCGGGGTTCGATCCGTTGGGTGGGGCGGCCGGAGGCGTCCAGCGCGTGTTTGTCGTCAACTTCCCGGGAGGCGGAGGGGCGGGTGGCCCGGGAGATTTTGGCGGTGGCGGTCCCGGAGGTGGTCCTGGGGGCGGGCCGCCGGGTCCGCCACCACCTCCTCCGCGTGGCCGGTGGGGGCGAGCACTCGCGGCGCTACGTCGCGTCGCCGGACGCATTGCGCCGTACGCCGGGAAGATCGCCATTGCCGCCACCCTGCTGAAGATTGGATTGGCCGCGAAGAACGCATACGCGGTTGCGCAGGGCGACGACACGACCGCGCACAAGGTCGAGGGATTCGCGGGCATCGGTGGCAGTCTGGCCGGCGGCTTTGCCGGCGCGAAGCTCGGTGCGGGGATCGGTATGTTTGCCGGCGGTCCGATCGGTGCAGCGGTCGGCGGTGTCGTGGGCGGTGCAATCGGTACGTTCGCCGGGCAAAAGTTATTTGCCACCCTCGCGCGGTGGACGATGGGGAAGAAGGACGAGGAGAGCGACGCAGCAAAAGCTGCAGCGAAGGCGGCGTCGGCGGCGAATCCGGATTCGCCGCAGGCCCGGCCGTTCAAGGTGGAACAGCAGAATCAGTTCTCGCCGACATTCAACGTCAAGGTGGAAGGCGTTGCCGACGCACAGATCGCGGACAAGCTGCTCGCGCAACTCAATCCGCAGCTTCAGCGGGCCATGTCGGAGTCGCTCGAGAAGAGCAATCGGTCGGCGATGTTCGACGCGCCGCATCTGTAAGGGGAAATCGCATGGATTTTGTATCGAGTGTGACGAAGGCGGCGACGCAGGCGAGCATCGCGTCCGAGCGCGTGCGTCAGGTGGTTCGCGTGTTCGACCGGAACCGTGCAGCGAGTCAGAACACCGTCGCTGTGTTGACGAAGCTGGCCACGGGGAACCTCAAGTCGGCTGCGGAGCTGCTGTCAGGCGCCACCAGTTTGCTGTCCGTGGCCGGCGACTTGAGTCCGAAGATCGGCACAGTGCTGCGCAGTTTTTCAGCGACGGGCGCGGCAGTGAACAACGTGCTCAAGATGGTGGGAGCGCTGAATCACCCGCTGATCCGGTCGGCCGCAAAGAGCGTCATGGGTGCGTTGAAGGGCGTGCAGACGCAGTTCACTGCGTTGGTCGGCGAGAAGACGATGGGGGCGCTGAAGTCGTTTGCGAAGACGGCCGGTCTCGGCTCGGTTTTCTCTGGCCTGTTTGATGGCGCAAAGTCTTCTACCCCTCATCTGCTGACGCTGTCGGTGGATGATGGCGTCTCGTTCCACTTTGGCCTGTCGACTGCAGCGTTCGACAAGCTGCGGCGCTCGACCCGTTACAAGGTCGCGTCGCAAGAGCGCCTGAACCGCGAGGAGGCAGCGCAGGCGGTGAGCCAAGGGGGCGAGACGATTACGCTGTCCGGCGTCGTGTTTCCGTCGCTCGGCGCGGGATTCCGACAGATCGAAACGCTGCGCGCGATCGGCGCGAAGATGATGCCCGTGCAGCTCACGGCTGGCACGGGCGACGTGCTGGGCCGCTGGTATTTGCAGGGCGTCGACGAGGAACAGGAGGCGATCATGTCGGATGGTGCGCCTCGCAAACAAACCTACAGTCTGGAGTTTGTCCGCTATGGCGAAGACGCTCAGAACCTCTGACGGGGACGTGCTCGACACGCTCTGCTACATGCACTACGGGACGCTGTCCGGCACTGTCGAGGCGGTCTACGACGCGAATCCGGGGCTGGCGCGAGAAGCGCAGCCGTTCAGATCCGGTGTGCTGATCGTGATGCCGGATCTCGAGGTGCCGCGCGACGAGCCGATTCAGTTGTGGTCGTGAGGGAGGAGCAATGCGAGCTATTTTCCAGATCGTCGCGAACGGCGACGACATCACACGTGTGATTCAGGACCGCGTGCTGCGGATCCAGACGACAGACAAGCCCGGCCTCGAGGCGGACGATTGCGAGATCGAGCTGGACGACCGCGACGGCAAGGTGCGTTTTCCCCCGAAAGGCGCAACGCTGAAGATCTCGCTCGGTTGGGAGGGGCAGGGCTTGTCGATGCTCGGAGAGTATGCGATCGACGAGATCGTGCTGCGCGGACCGCCGGCAACGATGGTCATTCGCGGTAAGCCGGCGAACATGCGGGCGACGTCAAAGACGCATCGCTACGGCGGCTGGACGAACGTCAAGCTGGCCGACATCGTCGGCGACGTCGCGCGTCGCAACAAGTGGGCGGCCGCGTGTTCGGTCGAGGCCGTCGTGCCGCGCGCGGATCAGTTCGGCGAAAGCGACCTGCACTTCATCACGCGCATCGCGCGGCAGTATGGTGCGACCGCGACGGTGAAGGCGGGCAAGCTGATCGTCGGGCCGATCGGCGGCGGCAAGAGCGCGAGCGGCAAGACGCTGCCGTCGATCGAGCTGACGCCGGCGGATCTCGCGGATTACGAGATCACGTTTCCGGACCGGGCGAGCTTCGTCGCGGTGCGGGCGAAGGTGCACAACGCGAAGACCGGGAAGAAGATCGATCTCACGATCCCGAATCCGGATGCGCCGCCAGGTGCTGCAGCCGTTCATACCGAGCGCCATTCGTACGCTAGTCCGGAGGCCGCGAAGGCGGCGGCGAAGTCTCGCCTCGAGAAGCTGAACCGGCATACCGCGAAGAGCGTCCTGCGCATGCGCGGCCGGACGGATATCGCGGCCGAGAAGACAGTGAAGCTGAAAGGCTTCAAGCAGGAGGCCGACGGCGAGTTTCTGGTCGAGTCGGTGAAGCACACGTACGCCGGCCGCAGTTGGGAGACGTCGGTCGAGCTGAACGCGGGCAACAAGGGGAAGGCGAAGGCCGGTCATGGCAAGAAGCCGAAGAAGAAGATCGATCTGGTTGTGCCGGCACCGCAAAAGTAGAGCGCGTGCAGGTCGTTTTTAGCAGCCGCCTCGAGGCAACTCGGGCGGCTTTTCTTTTTTCAACGGGGGTTTGATGGGTGACGAAAGGCAAGAGGGGCTGGCCGTCCAGATGGCGACCTTGGCACAGCAGATGCGATCGGTCGCGTCCAGCGTCGAGGACATCAAGCGGTCGGTGCAGCCGTTCGCGGACCTCGATCGGCGGCTTGCCGAGATGGCGGTGCGGGCCGAGACCGTGCGCGAGGACGTCGGGCTGCTTTGGAGCCGTTCGCGTGCGGAGGAACGATCTCGCGGCGAGCTGGCCGGCGCAATCGCGGAGGTCGACCGGAAGGTCGACGCGATGAAGAACAAGGCGACGGGCGCGATGTGGGTGCTCGGCGTGTGCTTGGGCGTAGTGCAGACGTTTCTTGTCGGCTCGATCGTCTGGGTCTTCACGCATATCAACGAGGGTGATGCGCTGAACAGGCTGCAGCAACAGCGCATCGACGTATTGGAACAGGTTATCGGCCGGGGAGGGAAGCAATGAATCTTGCAGCGAAGATCGACGCGCTGATCGGACGCGAAGGCGGGTTCTCGAACAATCCGAATGATCGGGGAAACTGGTATCTCGGGAAGCTCGAGGGAACCATGTGGGGCGTGACGGCCGCGGAGGCCCGCGCGAACGGCTACGCGGGGCCGATGCAGAGCATGCCGCGTGCGACGGCGGTCGAGATCTACGAGGCCCGCTACTGGACGCGACCGAAGTTCGACCAGGTCGACGCGATCTCGTCGACGCTCGCCGAGAAGCTGTTCGACATCGGCGTGAATGCCGGCCCGGCGACGGGCGTGACGTTTTTGCAGCGGGCGCTGAACGTGCTGAATCAGAACGGCAAGGCATTCCCGGACGTCGCCGTCGACGGCGGTATCGGCCCGATGACGATCGCGGCGTTGAAGTCGTTCCTCGCAATGCGTGGCGCGGATGGTCATCGCGTGCTGTACGGGATGATCGCCGCCCAGCAGTCCGTTTTCTACATCGAGCTGGCCGAGCGCCGGCCGGAGAACGAGACATTCGAGTATGGCTGGCAGCTCAACCGTGCGTTGGGGGTGTGACGATGCTGGACGTGCTGAAGACGATTGCGCCGTGGCTTGTCACGGCGCTGACGGGCGGGGTGCCGGGCGTTGCAGCGATGGCGGCGTCGACGATTGCCGAGAAGCTCGGGATTAGCGACGGATCCGTCGACGCAGTGAAGGCAGCGCTAGGCGGTCAGCCGATGACGCCGGAGCAACTGCTCGCATTGAAGCAGGCCGACGCAGACTTCGAGCTGAAGATGCGGCAGGCCGGCTTTACGCACGCCGAGAACATGGCCGGGATTCATGTGCAGGCTGACAAGGTGGCGGCCGACGATCGCGCGAGCGCTCGCCAGTACGCGGCGGCCGAGCACGATCACACGGCACGGAACCTTGCCTACATGTACACCGTGGCACTGTTCGTGGTGATCGGGCTGGAGTTTTATCTCGCGATCGGCGAAATCAAAATGCCCGACGTGATAAAGAGCACGCTCGACACGCTGCTCGGCGTGCTGATTACGATGGTGATCGGATCGAAAGAGTATTTCTTCGGATCGTCGTCGCGGGCAGACAAGCAGGCGGATCGCATCACGCAGTTTGCGATATCACCGGACATCACGGTGGCCGGTAGTCCTGTTGATCCGAAGGCAATCGCGTGGCGCACTAGTGACAGGGCGTCATGATGGCGCACGCCCGCTAAAAAAACAGGGCGACCGGAACGCTCGGATCCACCTTAATCCAAGTTCCTTGGTCGCCTTTCCACTGTCCATGCCAGCGAATCGGCCAAGGCCCTGCTACCCGATGAGAGGTGGGGCAATTCTACGCAAATTTGAAAAAAAGCGGCCACGCGAATGCTAGAAAATACTTTCGAAATAATCGGTCGAGCCATGAATTGATGGTAAGCGCCGCCTCGCCGACCATCTCATCCCGCGCGTTCCGGCGCACGACTGCTACGTAGAAGTGTTGTTCTATCTGGCGGCGATCGGGGAGATCAAGATGCCCGACGTCGTGAAGTGAAGAGCACGCTCGACATGCTGCTCGGCGTGCTGATCAATGACAATCGGCTCGAAGGATTATTCTTCGGGTTGTCGTCGCGAGCGGATAAGCAGGCGGATCGGATCGCTCAATTTGCGGTGTCGCCGGATAACACAGTGACGGGCAGCCTAATCTGTATTAGCCGGAACTCGAAAATCGCCGACCCAGCCGCGCATCGACGTCGAACAACAATGGCTACGCGTCGCCATCGAGCTCGAACAGCGCGCGATCGGCTGGACGAGACAAAAACTCGTCCATCATCTGATAAAAGTCCGCCTCATCCCATTCACCGCGATCGACACGGCGCAGCAACGCTTCGCCGGCCAGCATGACTTTCCGTTCGCGATCCGCGCGCGTTTGCTTGACCTGCTGACGCTGCGCCTTGGCGGCCGCCTTGCGAGCCGTTTTTATCTCCTGCAGCTTATCGTCTGTCGCCGCCAGGCGACGTTTAAGCAAATTCATTCTGAAGTCCTGTGCGGGGAATCGGTTCGCGCCGGCGAGCGGCGTGTCGGCATGCGCCGGATCGATATATTTGCGCCATACCGTCGTGCCCAGGCGCGCACGGCGGCTTCCGTCTCCGCTGTCGGCGGCATGTCCGGCAACACCTCCATTGTCCAGCCGCCGAGTCGTTTCGGCGCGATATAGGCCGGGCGCCAACTGCCATCGGCGCGGATTTCGATCAGGAACAGGGACGTGTCGGCGCTCAGACGCCAGGTTTCGACCACGACGGGGCGGGTGGAATCAATTGGCGAAGACATTGTGACTCATCGCGGATGAGGAAACGGGCTCGGCGGGGCGTCGAACAGATCCAGCTCGCCGAGGTGCGGGGGTGGTCGCTGCGTCGTCTGATTCGGGCGTGGGCCGCCACCACGCTGGAGCCCGCGCGTGATCGCCTGTAGCTTGTGCCACAACGCGTCAGCCTCGGCGGGCGTCAGAAACCCGGTCGCCACTTCAAGTGTGGCGACCAACTGGTCGAGGGCCGACGACGCATTCGCCAGGACCGCGTGCGTGCGCCCCATAGCCTGACTTTCGCGCCAGACGGCCAGCCACTGGGCCAGCTCTACTCGTTCGGCCTGGTTCAGTTGCTCGAGCAACTCAGCCGGCACGCCCTCGTCTACGCGAAACGCACCGATGACGACGTGTCGGTGCCGACGCGTATCCTTGCTGCGCTCGGCGCGTAGCAGCTTAATCGAGCGACCCTGTTCGCGAATCAGCATGTCGAAATGAATTCGAGGTCCAAATTTCAAATGGAGGCGTTCACGTTTCTCGGCGTGCCGTGACTCGCGATGTCTCATTGGCGAACGGCCCGAACGATCAACCGTCTGGCGGTCGCGTCGTTAAAAGGCGACGCGGCCGGGAGCAGTCACGTGATCATAGCAGCGACTGTTCAGCAGCAACCACTTATGGCATTCGCCCGCGCGTGTTCGCGCCACGACGACCCCGGTCAGGCCATTCCATTACACAATTCTTTTTACCCCGATGAGATCCATACTTGACGGGGCTTACACGGGGATGACATCGACTCGAAGCATCTCCGGACAACCTTGCTGGACTGGCAACGGGCGACTTGTGTGATGGGCTGAGCCTAACAGAGTCGCGCGCGAGATCGCGCGGGCCTCTAGTGACGGGACGCCGTAACGACGGACAGTCAAAAAAAATAGGGCAACCAGAGGAGCTCGGCCTGACTCAAATCCAAGCCCCTCTGATCGCCTTTCCACTTTCCATGAAAGTGAATCGGCCAAGGCCCTGTCAGATGAGGGGGAGGACTCATTCTACACAAATATTAACAAATTTATACAAAAATATTACAAACAACTTTCGTCTCGCGGCGCGACAGCCAATCGTATGAAGGGACTGACCAGCCAATGAATCGAGCGGGATCGTAGCCATGCGTCGGTTGTTGTGATGGGTCTCGATCGGCCCATGTGGCACGACAGATCCACGGTGAGACGCCGCAGCGGGCATAAAAAGCGCTGGACACGTGTCCAGCGCATAAGGGGAGGAAATAAGAGGTGGCCGACGAACCACGGCCCCACAATCGACCAGACTCGCTCTCGCTCGCTTTCCTGACTGATTGTGTGGCCATGATAATCGACGCCAAGGGGGGGCGAAGGATCAACAATTGTTAAGGCAATGCTGAACAAGTTCACGATCGGCGCGGCCGCTCCGCAAAGCCCTTTTCGCCTCCGGCAGCTTGATAACCTGAAACTCGATGTCTTCGTCGTGAGCGGCATGAGCAGGCGCCTTGAACCGCCCTTAGCGCCGCCCGTCATCAAGCCCGTTAGTGCCTACATTTTGCCGCCGGCATTCGCGAGCGAGACCACGTCGCACAGCGGCCACATCCCGAATTCCCTCACCTGTCCCAATCTCCGGCAGCAAATACTCGAACGCGTCGCCCTGCTTGCTCTTCTTCTTGCCCGGCCTCGATGCGAACCGCAAAGACAATAG